CCGTAAGCCTAGCCGCAGCCAGGACCCTGCTCAGCTTCGCCCAATCGCGCTTGCTGATGAGTTTGACGTCGGCTTCGCTGTTCGGGTCGAATAGGCGATTACCTTCGGCGTCGCAGATGATGACCGCCGCCGCGCCGCTGAGCGGAGCGTTTTTCTTACACTCGACGCCGTTAACGGCCTGCGCCGCATCGACTTCCGCCGTCGTCACTGAACGGACGTAGATCGTCGGCCAGCCCTCGACGTTAACCGCAGTCGGCGGCTCCGCATCCTCGGCGGCCCAGGCCGCAAGGAGAGCGTCCCTCAATGTAGGTTTGCTCATGCAGCAGCGACGTCAAAGGGCGCCCCCGTGAGTTTCAGCGTCATGGAGCCGGTCCACATCCCATTGACCGCAGCCCGCTCGCTAGTTTGCTGCACGAACCCTAGCACCGTCCGCTGGCCGCCGCCCTTGGGCAGCACGATCCGAACCGCCGTGATATCTCCGGACGAGTCGAAGGATCGAAGCGCAGATTGGATCGCTGTCTCTGGAGCGAAATTGAAGTCCAATTGCGCCGTGCCGAGGTCACCGAGGCCGAGTTCGTACTCCCTGAAGTCAACGCTGCAAATCGTCGTCGCGTCGATTTCTGGCTTAGTGCCGCCAGTCCGGTTGTAGCCAGTCAACTCGCAGAAGTTGCTGAACAGGCCCTTGTCGATATGGCCGCCGCTCGTATATGTCCCGTAGCCGGTGGAATCGATATCGACGAGTTCGAATTGCGTCGAACTGGTAACGTTGACGATGTAGGAGTTATTGTTGACCTCCGTCATTCCTACGACGCCCGTGATCTGAACGACGTCGCCATCAACCAGATTATGCGTCCCAGTCGTGACGACGGCCGGATTTGCCTTCGTGATCGCGCTGATTGCCGGGGAAGGGCTTTCTGCGTCGTAGCCAGTAAGGACAGAGACCGTAGAACCTTGGAATTTGTACCGCCGTCCACCTGCCATGATGTTTCCCTTTCAAAAATGCCCGCTCGCGCGGACGGTTTATGCCGGTTGACTGAGCCTGCTACGGCGAGTTGCCGCTCGGAGTCGAACCGTGCAACATATAATCAAGTATTTCCCTGTACGTCTTGGTTTCCGCGTCGAAATCCGACGTCGAGCTTTGCAGCGTCGCGGGCGGATCGAATACCGCCATCGCCGCCATAACCTGAAGGCGCAGGCTCCTCGCCGCCGAGAACGTCGTCGCCACTACATCCAACTGTAACCGAATTTCGGCCGTGTCATCGTCGCCATCGCCGCAAGCATCAACAATCGGAACCGAGTCGATGAAGCTGTATCGAATCGCCGGCCAAGTAGGGACCACGGGCGCCTGCGGGAAGATGACCGGAGCCACGCGCTTACCGACCAGCGACTGAAGCGCGGTGAAGATATCGGCTTCGACGCTCATCGGCTCGCCTTCCTGATGGCCCTGGTAAGACCGCCCGCTAGTTCAGCAGCGATGATTTGCGCCGCTTCCTCTTTCCCCGTATCAAAGCTCGAACGGAGGAACGAATTCGCGCCCATCTTGACCGTACCGAACTCCACCAAGCGGCCATAGCGCGCGGCATAGGCGTCCTTTCGTTTCCCGCGAACGGTGACGATATATTCCGCCGTCAGCGGAGACTTGATCTTCTTCACTACGATATTCTTTTTTAGGTTCCCGGGCGGCACAAGCACGCCATCTAGCATATGCGGCAGCGGCCACTCAGGAGCCTTGGCAATCGCCATCTCTTTAATCAGTTGCGCTCCCTTGTTCGTCGCGGTCGCACAAAGCCGGGTATTGACCTCAGCCGATAGCGCCTTCATCGACTCGCCGAGCTCACGCAATCCCTTGATCTCGACGATATTAGCCACTGCTCACCCCGCCACGGCAGATCATGCTGATCTTACGCCGCCTGCCGTCCATATCCTGAAGCGAAAGAATCTCAAAGGGTTGATCCGGCGGCCCGATGACGATAAGCCGGTCCATCGTCGTCAGTCCAGCAACGAAGCGGATGATTACCCGGTAGATTGCCGACGAAAGTATCTCCTTGCCGATCAGGCTCTCGATCTCCATCCCGCGCAGGCCTTCGATGGGCTGGATATCTGCCCACGCTGCGGCAAAGTCGGTGAAGGTCGGGACCATCTCGCCGGTATCGTCCTGCGAGTCGGCGCGCTTCTGGATCATAACCCGATCGCGAAGCTGGCCCGCGCGGACGCCAGGATAGGTTGCGGCTGGCATCAGGCGATCCCTAGGCGCACGGAGTAGCGTTCCATCAGCGCCGCTGCTCCAAGCGGTATTTCATGCAATTCTACGTCGAGCGAATTTTCGCGATTCTCATGCAGATGCCCGAGGACGAGCAGCATTGCCGCGCGGAACTCGAATGGTAAATCCTGACTGACGGTCGGACTCTGCCCCGTCAACTGATAGCCGCAGGTGTAGCGCACCCTGACGGCCCGCATATTCTGGAACTGCGCGATCGGCCAGAACGTCCCCGGTGCCGGATAGAGGACCGACGGTCGAGCGTAATCATTGACGTAATACGCGGATGGGTCCAGCGTCTGCTCCACGCCGCTGCCATCATCGTATTTTACGGATTCAATTGAGATGAACGGCGATGCCATCGGCAGCATGATGCCGTAGCCCGAACAGTACGGGTACGGCAGATAGCCGCCTGGTGAAACGAAGTTCCACGCCGACCACGGCGCGCCGGGAAAGGCCCCAATCCCGAGTTCGAGCATCTGCACGCACAGCGCGCACATCGATTGACCTTCGCACCACTCGCGAGCAACCGATATGTTCGATTCGATCCAAGCATCTTCATCGCTTAGCGGCGGGCTGCCATAGGCGATTACGCGCAGATGCTCCCGCGCTTCCGAGAGCGTAATCTGCTCGGCGCTAGGCGGCGTCACGACCTTGAAGTTGAACCGGTCGTAGCGGTAGCGGCTTAAGTCACGGAGATACATCACGCCCTCGCAGTTTCCCGCCAGAGTTCGGCGTGTTCGCAGTGCTCGTATCCCGGCAGGTCAGGCGTACCCTCGGTGAAGTGGACGATGGCCGGACTGTTCCTGCGCGCGTCAATCCCGACCAGGTGATTCCATTCCGGCGGCAGGCCGCCAATTTCGTCATCTGCGAGGAACCGGAAGGCGTGCAAATCCCGTCCGGGCCACTGATTGAGGGCCATGATGTTCAATCGGCGAAGCGCGGGATGCGAAGCGTTCCAAAGCGCGACGGAGCTCCAGTTCTTGCGCGGATAGCCGACTTGGGGCTGGCAATCCATCTTCAGGCCATCCGCCGCCTGCCACTCCCGCTTCACGACCATGACCGCCTTCGACTCATCAGCGATGGCGAGCAACTCGTTCGGGTCGCGCAGGAACAGCACGTCGGAATCCGCGAATAGGCACCAGCCATCATGAGCTAGCACGGGGACGAAGAAGCGCGAGATGGCGAACGCGGTTGACTGCGGAGCGTCGCTATTGATATCCCACATCTGCCCTCGGCGGTCCGTGGGCCGCGTAAGCAATCCCGCAGCGCGCAAGCGATCATCGCGCAGCTGGATGACTTCGCAGCCGAACCGGCGAGCAGACTTCGCGGCCACGTCCCAGGCCGTCGAGAACCTGTCATCCCAGCCGATGTAGACGCGGAGGCTCAAGCTTTCCTCGCCTCTATCCGCATATCGCGCCTAGCACGGCCTACGGGATGATGTTGCGTCTTAGTTCTCAAGGCATACGCGAAGCCGTTTTCCTCGAGAAACGCTCGCAATGACTTTTCGCTCCAACCCCACTTATGGAGCATATATGGGTCCTTCGTCCTCGGATCGCCGTAAGCTGCCCACAGTCCGAGCTGGTCCGGATGCTTGTCGCCCGGAATTCCCTCCAAGATATTGCGCGCCCACTTCATCATGTCCGGCAATTCGAGCACAAGCAGGCCGCCGATCTTCAGTAGCCGTCGCCACTCTGCGATAACTGCCTCGCAGTCCCAGCGGTAGAAGTGCTCCCAAACGTGAATAGCCATGACCTCGTCCGCGCAGGCGTCCGGAAGTTGGATATTCTTCGCATCGGCGATAAAGTCAGGCGTCACGCCAGCCGCAGTCTCAACCTCCTGCACGTCTATATTCACATACCCTTCGGCATGATTAATGCCGCACCCGATATTCAGGCGCAGAGGCGATCGGCTAAGTACCGATGCGATAAGTTCTTGCCGCTCCTCAAGCTGCAACACGGTCGCGCTCCTCAATCCGCGATAGCAGAAACTGCCAGCACTGCGCCGCCTCGCTAGGCCGCCATTGGAACCAAGCCAGATTGCGCAGGAAGCGCAGACGCTGCTCTAGCGTCGGCCTCACCGGGAAAGCCAACTCATTACCGTAAAGCGCGCTCGCAGCGCCGTCCCAGCAAACGACCGGAATACCAGCGATACAAGCGTCGACAGCCACATTGGAGTGCCGGCATACGACCAGCGAAGCGCCCTTTAGAACCTGCTCGATCGGCATACCCGCCATCTTGCTCGTCCCGGGCAGCGTGGTTCCATCTTCGCGCTTCGGTCGGAAAATAACCTCGGCTCTCGGATACGCCGCTCGGATGCGCTTGAGCGCGTCGCGCTCCCAGGTCAACCACGGTTGAGCAAGCGCGGTATTCGTCTTCGGCCCGAGTCCGACGAGCACGATCGGGCCGTTCGGGTCGTAGTCCTCGCGCAACTTGACCCCGGAAGAGTCGAAGCGCTCGGCCGGTCGAGCATCCAGCCACGCCTGCGGGTGATCTTGATCGATCGTCATGCGCATGGCCCGGTCGGTCTCTCCGCCACGCATCCAGTATCCAAGATCGAAGCCGACCATGTGCCGCCCGCTAGCGAGGTGCTTATCGATCCAAGGACGGCGGCCGACGTGACCCATCCCGTAGACCATAAGCAAGTCGGATTGGCCGAGATAGCGCTGATTGCGGACAATCAGCATAGGCGAGGAGCGATACATCGCATCCAGCATATCCCTGCCCGGTTTATACATCAGTGGATCGACCAGAATCTCGCACTTCATAGCGACTCCAGCCAGGTGCGGTACTGCGCTGCGATTGCCTCTATTCGCGGGGTCTTGGCGTGCATCAGTTCCGAACGCCACGAACGGGCGCCGTTCTCAGCCGACAGCGTATCGAAGGCTGACTCCATCTCAACGGGCGTGTCGGCCCAGAGTTCGGCGCCGCTGGCGGTCTCGAGGTATCCGCGTTCCCGGTTCAGCACGCAGGGAACGCCGGCCGCCTGCGCATTGGCGAGCTTGACGTTGCTCTTCCAGTTCTTCGCTGCGTATCCGTCGGCATCCCTGACGGCGACCACGATATCGAGTGCGGAGACTGAGGGCGGCTTTGGGTCGAATCGCCAGCCGCGTTTGCGGCAGGCTCCGTCGATGTCCGCGAACCAGCCGTTGATATAACTTTGACCGCCTTCGTAGCCGACACGGCTTATCTCCGGTCTGACGGTGGCGCGCTCCAATCCCGGGCGAGCATGGTGCGGCAGGACAAGCGTCGGCAGGCCGAACGGCGAGAGGTCGGAGGCCATTGCCGAAGTCGATGCTACGACCGCTGCCGGCCGGATCGCCTTGATCTCGCGCTTTAACCATTGGACGCAGACGTCGCGCTCCCACCAATTGCCTATCGGCTGCGGCCAAGCGTCGACGATATCCCAGACGATCGGCACACCGGCGGCGCGCAGCCGCGCTACTGCGCCGGCGTTCGGACGCTTGACTACGATCGCCAGATCAGGCCTCTGGCCTCCCGCGAGCGGGTCGCCGAAGTTCGACAGCGACGCGCCGAGCGCGCGCCCCAGCTGTTCCCCGCGGATGCGCCAGGAGGCGGAAGCGTTCGAGCCGACGAGTAGGAGCCGCTTCATGGTCCTTACGTCGGCGTTCCCACGCAGGCGAAGACGCACGGCGCGTTGCCGCCCGTATCCGGACTCCCGACCGCCGGGAAGCCATAGGAGACCAGCCAATAACTGTCCGAAACCTTCGTCAAGGTCGGGTTATCCGAACTGCCAACCCCAAGCGCTTGGAGGATCTTGCCGACCGTCGGCGGCGTATCGCCCGAGAACGTATTTACCGGGCTATTGATCGCCAAAAACTGGTTCAGGGGATAAAGCCGCCAGGTATAGTTCATGCCGCCTCCATGAGTTTCCGGTCAAGCAGATGCGCTATCGCTTCGCCGCTGGCGATCTCGCCGATTCGCCACTGCGCCCAGATCAGGCGCCGGAACATCGCAAGCCGCGCGGCTTGGTCAGTGTTCGGCTCAACGGTCCCGAACTGCTCGAGCGGTCGGCCAGCGCCGGCCCCGATCCAGTGCTGGAACCCGTACCAGACCGGAACGCCGAGCATGAGCGCGCCTAACGCGGCCGCGCTATTCCAGGTTGCGACCGCCGAAATATCGGCCAGATCACGCGCCAGCGCGACCTTTGGCGGATTCGTGCCCGGGTGCGGCCTGATGCGTCCGCCGTACTTGGCGCGCGTCCTTTCCGCCCATTGCGGCGGGGAGGCAATGCCAGGTTCTCCAATCCCGCGCTGCGCGAGCACCAGCAAGCAGCCAGAACGCTCGCGGAAAGGCGCTAGATCGATGCCTAATGCATCCCAGCGCTCGGGGTCGCCCTCAGACCAAGTCCCCGCGCCCGCATGGTGTCCTAGGGCCATTGCGAGCCAGGTATCGCCACGCCAGGACTTGCCTAGATAGCCGTTTTCGACCACGAGCACGGCCGCGCCAGCGCGCTCGTACTGCTTAGCAGCCTCTGCGCTCGCTCCGTAACGGTTCCAGATCACCAAGGCGTCGCCTGGTGCCGGGTCCGGAATCGACGGCCTGACCGAGAAGCCGGCGGCCGACAGACCCTTCAGGAACGCTGCCCGCCGGTCCTTAAGAGAATCCCGGATCATGCAGCAGGCGCGGTTCATGCCAGCGCCTCGTCCAGTTTCACGCGCGGGAAGCAGGTCAGGCGCGTGCGCCGGCTGGCATTCCTAACAACGACGCCCATTTCTGCCAAGCCCCACGCCAATCGGACGAAATTAGCCGCCCAGATCTCGTATTGCGGAACGCTATGCATGGGCCGCGGGTGATCGCCATGCCAGTGCGAGCGCCCAACAGCGTCTGCTCCGACGTCGAAGCCGAGCAGAACGATCCGCGCCGCTCCGACTTGATATGCCAGGCCAACCGCCTGATAGCCTCCGTTCGCACCCTGGTTGATGACTCCGATGCGCTTGCCGAGTCCCGGCTTGGTCTCGCTTCGCACCAAGTGTAGCCGCGTCCATTTCTTCGCGGCGACCTCGTCCTGGGTCCAAAGCTGGCCGGCGAATGAGTCGAGTTTCTGGTAAAAGGCGTTCCACCAGCGACCGTCGCAGGCGTAGAGGACATCGGCCCAGGGCGCGCGCTGGTAACTGTTATTGACCACAATCACCCGGCGATCCCTGCCATTGCGCCACGCGCCGACAGCCTCGCAATCCTCAACCGTCAGGCTCGGGCCGCTCGCGATCACGACCACGGAAGCGCCGCGCCACGGCAGCGCATCCCAATATAGCCGCTGGCCGACCGGCGCGGCCGCGCCTTCGCTGACCAGTTGCAGAGCGGTCCGCTCACAGTCGGCAACGAATTCCTGCCCGTCGGCGATCGTTCCGACGCCGATATCCAAGTTTCGGAGGGCGACTAGGCGGGTCAAGCTTCCCTCACCGGGAGTATCGAGAGCTTCTGGAAGATGCAGCCGTCAGCGCGTTCCACGGTCGCCCGTACCCGATAATCGGCGCCGACCACGCCTCCGCGCATCAGTTGGAACATCGCCCCATCCTCCATCCAAGGCTCCGAATCAAGTATAGCCTTCGGGTCAGGATCCTGGACGCGGGAACTCGAATCAATTTCAGCCTCCACGTGCAGCGATTTCGCCGCCATCCCGCCGAGTTCCGACCGGAAGTCCCAAGAGATCGGCAACCGCTCCGCCGGGTATTTGAGGTTCAGTCTCACGCCGCTTCCCTCCATTCGCGCTCATCGAAGGCGCGCAACTCATCGTTGTGGAAGGATCGCGACTCCTCGTTTAGCCGCCCGCGCTGTTCCATTTGGTCAAAGTTCCGATAGCCAACCGCCAGCGATGCCCCTTCGGCAACAGCGGATGCCATTCCCGACGCCGTTCCTGCGGCGCTTGCAATGGACCTAGCATCACCCTTCGATATCGCGCCAGCGACCGCGTATGCGGACGCAGACCGGACCATGACAAAGCGGATCGGACCGAGGCCAGGTGGGCCGCCAGTTCCGACGTTTACTTCGGCGTGCGGCGTGACGCCGCGGGCAGACGAACTGCCGTTCGCTATCCCGGTAGCCTGAGCGATCTCACCCGATGCGGCTGCTGCGCTGGCGGCTCCGAGAGCGGTCCCGCTCGCGGCCCACAGCGAGCGAGCGTGACCGACGGCGGCGCTCGAGCCGGATGCCATTCCTGCGGCTTCGTCGGCTTCCTCCGACGCCCCGACCGCGGACGCCGAGCCAAGAGCCGAGCCGACCGCGCGTTTGAGCGCTGCGGAGACTGCGGCGGCGATCGATGATCCAGATGCGGTGCCATTGGCAGAAAACAGTTCCCGGCCGACCGCTGCGGCAGTCGAAACCCCTGATGCTGAGCCGACTGCTTTGTCTGTTTCCCGACCAACGGCGGCGGCGGTAGCGTGTCCGCTTGCCGCGCCAACCGCAGTTCCAACTTCCTTCCCGACGGCCGAAGCGGTCGCATGACCTGACGCGCTGCCAACCGCAATGCCAAGTTCGGCGCCAACGGCGGACGCGGTTGCTTGTCCTGTCGCCGTACCGACACCAGATACGAGCAAGACTAACGGCCGATCGATCGTCCACGACGCGAGGTCGCTCGACTGCCCGGGGTCAGTGAATAGATTGGACGACCAAAGAAAGATCATACCTGCACCGTGCTAATCAGGAATGACAGCTCGCGAGCACCGGTCGCCGCGAAGCGAATCGCGATGCTGTTCCCATTCAGATCGGCAGCCGCGAAGCTTACCTTATACCAGCCGTTGGATATTTCCGTGATCGTGGCGATGTTTGTCAGGTCGGCAAACGCCCCACCGTCAATCGCCGCCTGCGAATTGCCTGCCGTGCGGAGCGACGCCTGCAACCCCGTCTTCAACACGCCCGACGTGTCGAACATGGCGAACATGAAGTTCGCGAGTGCCGCGTTCTTCTTGATGCCTTGCACGTTAGTGAGCGTCACACCCGCTGCCGTCGTGTTGATGCAGAGAAAGAAATCAGCCCATTCCTTCGGCGACGTCTGGTCGATTCCCACAACCGTGATGACGTCTCCGTTCATTTCCGCCGCCGACAGGGAGAGCAATACTGCTACCGTTGCGGATGGGCTAACGCTCGGCAGCGTTCCCAAATTGGTTAAGCCTCCGCCATCGATATCGACCTTGAAATCGCCAGTGGCAAGCGTCGGATTGCTCCTGAACGAACCGACGGCCGTCATATCGTTCAACGCTATACGCCTGGTCCACGCTTGATTCTTGATTGGCGGGTTTGCGTTAGCCATTTACATGGTCGCCAGGATAGGCGCCCCGGCCATATTGTTGGATGACGTATTGGCCGGGTAGTTCGTGGCTACGTTGAAGCAGCGCGTCGCTAGACAATTAAAGCTCACGAGAGTGAGTACAAGGCTTGCATCGCAATCGGTAAAGTTTGTGAAGATAGCCAAGGAAAACGCGCCAGATGGAATTACGATCTTGTAGTGTCCGCTCCCTGGAGTGGTGGATACAAAGTTTGCAGAAGAAGTCGTGGTGGTCGTCCCCGAGGTAGCGAACTGACCACTCACGGTCATCTTCTGACCCGCGGTGATGGTGTAGGTCTTTGGACCGCCGCTAAGAGCAGAGTTGTTCAAGATGCCAAGCGTGAAGTCAGAGCCAGCAAAAGTCAGTGCTGCATTCGGTAACGTGAACGTATGCGTAGCAGGCAAAGTATTCGTGCCACTCCATGTGATCGTTGCCGCAGCAGCTACCACGATCGTAACGGTAGCAGCCCAACCCGTTCCCAAAACCAACGTGCAACTGGACTGCAAGTTCAAGCTCGGTGTCGAGGCACCGGTTGTTGTGCCGCTCGTATAACTCAGCGTCCCGGTTCCGTATTTAACCGATCCGCTAACAGTGAAAGTATTTGCTCCAGCCGCGATAGTGAGGTTGTTATTGATTGTCCCGCCGCCGGAAGTCCACGTCGTCGTCGATATTGCCGACGTGATGTTGATGAGAGTCGTCCCCGTAATTGAACCCGAGGTCAAGCCATTGAAGTTTCCGCCGGCAACATTTATCGTGTGTCCATTCACGACAACATTGCTAGAACCGGACCCAAAATTAAGAGTGGAACTTGGAGCAATAAGTCCTCCAACAGTCCAATCGTCGCCTAGCGTGTAAGTGTTTGCTCCCTGCAAGTTAAGACTGCCCTGCCACGCCTTGCCACCGCTCGTCATGGTGAGCGTGCCATTAAGCGTAATCGTAGCCGTCCCGGATGCGGCGACCAAGGTCATTCCAGAAACGAATTTTAGAGTGCTGGTGAGCGTCAGAACAATGGAGCCGTTAATCGTGAACGTACCAACGTAATTCGTGAAGTCAAGCGACGCGCAAGCGGCATTCGCCGTTACTGTCAGATTGCCAGAGGAAGCGGTCGCGGTTACCGTGTCCCCGGCTACTGGCACCTGCGCAGGAGACCAACTGGCGGTCGAGTTCCAGTTCCCTCCGGCATTGCTGATGACGATTGCGGTCATGGCTTAAACGAGAACCGAGCTTGTGTTTGGACACCGGGAAACTTCGGCAGCTTCGCCGCGAGCGCAGCGTGATACCAGGAGTAGCAAGCATCAGCACCCGCTACGAGCATCGTCTTGGCAAGCGCGAGCGCCGCATCCAGGTGCAGATAGAACGACAGATAGCCGTGCGGCGGGTAGGAAGTCAGGTCCGGTATCAGCGTCTTGCCATCCCATCCCGCATCATTGATCGGCCAAAACTGCGGATAGGATGAGGCGTCAGTGTCAGAGTGCCCATCGCTGCCATGCTTATAGTACGCCCAGCAATCCGCCCAGTTGATCGGCGCGGTTGCATCGCTGCTGATCGGCTGCGGATATTGGGTATAGTCGCTATACGCTGCCGTGTTCTTGTTCGGGATCGAGTAGTACGGCATCGGCCATTGCCGATTCCAGCCGCTGGTGCCGTTGGTCATCGCGATCTGTTTGCCGATAGACCAATTAAAGACGGGCGTCCATTCCGAGAATCCCATCTGTACGCCGATGCCGACCTGCGTCGATAGCCACGCACCTTGCCATGACGAGCAGATGTTCGTATGCGTCCACTCGCGGAACATCGAGTGGATGCGCGCGGGCGCGTTGACGAACTGCATCGAGAACGCGAGGTTGTCGTCGAGGCACGCCTTGAAGTACGAGCGCGGTTGCAGCCACATCGGGACGCTTGTCGGCGTCGATGCCGCAGCGAGGAACAGATCACGCAAGCCCCAAGCGTAGCAGCGCGTCTCGCCAGGATAGATGAGGCCCGGGAGCTTCTGGAGTTGACGCGGCCCGAGGTCATAGAGAATGCGCCGATTGATCCCGAACTGTAACGCCTCGAGCATGAACGGATCATCGGTCAGGAGCCACGGCGCGTTGGCGTTCGCGTACCAGTGTGCGCCGCCATCGATGCCGACGAAGCCCGGATTGGCCGGCCCGGCATCATAGCGGGAGTGCGGCGTCGCGTTGAGCGCGCCGCCTTCGTTGCTCACGGCGCTGGTCAGATCCCGGCACATGAGCATCGAGCCATCCGCCGCGCGAATATGCATCGGGAAGTTGCCGGTCCACTCGCCTTCAGTGCGCAGGGTGCGCAGATTGTTCGCTGCGCCAAATATCGCGTAGCTTGCGGCGCTCTCGGTAAGGTGTCCGAGCTCGTCATGATCGCCACCGGCAGCGGTTGCCGGAGTGAAACCGCCGGTAAACATGCCGGGGTTTGGCTGCGTCAGCGGCCCCGGCCACGCGACGTCTGCGCCATATGAGCCCTGGCCGAACATTCCATCCGTGGCGAAGTTCGGGATCCACTTCCGAGCGATTAATGTCGCTGGAGTGCGAACGACCGGCCGCATCGAAGATTGGTGCCGCCAACGCGAATACCACCAATGCTTGGCGATCGCGTAAGTTGCGAGCGTCTTGCCAACCTTGCTGACGGTCGCCGTATACGGTCCAACGTCGACCGGAGTCCCGACTGTCGCACGCCCGTACTCGACGACGATCTCGTCGCGCCAGCCAGCGGCGGGCGCGACGATACGCGCCCCGGTAGCATCGGCGTCCACGCGAAACCAGATGCGCCAATCGGGAAACGCGGCCGACATGCAGAGATACGACTTCTGTCGCACGAACTCGCCGACGAAATCGCCCATATCGGCCGCGCCCTTTCCCGCGAAGGCTGCCACCTTGCCGCCACCGAAGTCGAGCGTGATCGCGAGATCATCTACGTTCGACTGCTTACTCGGTGACGGCAGGCTAGGGTTTACTGCATTTCCCGGAGGTCGGTAGACCCATGTTCGCGGCTTCGTCAGATTGTTTCCGTCCTTGTCGCTGTTCCATAGGAACACGAAGCATCCGCTGGCGTCATCGAAGGCTACGCAGTGCGACTCGGAGCAGATATTTACTCCGGTAGGATTGTCAGGATTCGGCTCGACCGTGACGACGCTGGTACTCCATACGCGCGTCACCGGATCGAGTTCGTAGTGTGTGCCGTCCAGGATCATGCCGCCGAACTTCTTGCTCCAATTGTTGCGCCGCGAATTCGAATTCTTGCTCCACTTCCACGTCGGGACCGGCCCTGTGCATGGCACAAGGATGCAAGTGCTCGCCGCGAAGTTGGCGCGGTTCAGTGTGACTTCATAAAGCTTGTACGGCAGCGGTGTCTGCGCCGAGCCGCCGTAGTCGTTCGCCACAATGTAAAACTTGTCGTTTTCTGGCCAATACGCCATTGAGTGCGCTTCGATGGATGCGCCTGGCGCGCCGGCTGTCGCGACGCTCGGCCCTTTTTGCACTACCACGTCCGAGCCGCCCAGCGTAACGAGCCAGAAGTTCGCGGCTCCATCCTGGCGATCATTCGACACGATCAGCACCTTGCCCGTAACCGGGTCGAGAACTCCCGCACCCGCATTCGACCACGCCTGTCCCCCACGATGGTCTTCAACTCCGCCCGTGAAGTCGCCCGTCTTGATCGCGGAGAACGCGTACTGCCCCGAATCCAGGTCGTACCAAAACATCCGGCCGCCCCAGTACGTACCGCTCGTGACGCCAGGGAGATAATCCGGCTGACCCCGCCCGGTGAGGCAATAGAGGTAGCGATGCCCGCCAGTATCAACTCGGAAAATCAGTTGATAAGTATGGCGAGCGGTCGGGTGGTTCGTGCTTATATAGCGCCCGAAGTTGAGATCGATATTCGCGACCGTCATATCTGCGACGTTCGTCGGCGCGTGAACGTTCGACCAAGTAAGCGTGACGAGATCGAACACCCGAATCGTCGTCTCCTGCGACGGGCCATGGCCGCCCCCGCGCAGGTAGACCTTGTCGCCGATAATCTCTGCGCAAAGGCCGCTGTCGTCCACGATGCTCGCGGCCCGCAATCCGTTCGTGCTGAACTGCGGGTCTGGGTTTGCGTAAGGCCCGAGATTCCGCGCCGTATTCGCGGGCAGATCGGCGAAGCGGCTCGTCGTCGCAGTCGCAACCGTTACCAACGCACTCGCCGTCGCGCTGCCGGCGCTGTTCGTCGCCCCGAGCGCAAAGGTGTGGTTGGCCGTCACCGGCAGCGTCACCGGCAAGCTTGGCAGCGCAACGCCGTCCAGAGTAAGTGTCGGCGCCGGGCTTCCGCCAATCGTCGCCGATAGCGTGACGCTGCCGCCACAGACTGGCAATGTTGCCGGGACCACCGCGAAACTAGTGATCGTTGGAGCAACGGGTGGAGCGCTAAGAGACTGCGCCGTCGCCAGCGCCGTTTGCAAATCAGTAATAACCGTTGCAACGGTCGCCATTATTCACGCCTTCAGGGCATTCTCGACTGCGTCCGCCGCTGCTTGCACATTGGCAAGTTTCGCTGTCAGTTTCGCGTCGTCGGCTGTAACATTCGCGAGGCTTGCTTGCAAAGTGGATACTTGGGCCTGTGCTGCGGTCAGTAGATCCATCGGCGACTGCGTGCCAGCGACCGAGCAAGCATCCTGAAGTGCGGTCTGAATCTCTGTTACGACGTCCGTGATGGTTGCCATGTTTGTTTCCTTCTCAGTTCCTACGTTGACCGAAAAAATCCTTCTCCTGAATCTGACCGCCGATTCCAACAGCCTTTCCGACAGCCGCCATTACCAGTCTTGGCCTTGGGACCGGCCGCAGTGCCATAGCGAGTTCCGCGTCATGGACCGTTATCCATTTCCCGTCGGGCAGGTATTGATTCAACTCCGCGACCATAGCCTGATAATCCAGACTGAGCCGCGCGCTATACAAGTTCGGGTTCGCATCGATCGCCGCCCTCAGCGAACCGAAGTCGCGAACAGCGCTCTGCGGCTTCGCCATTAGGACTCCGTAATGGTCGTAGCCGTCGTCAGCTGCGGCGTCACCCCGCCTCCCGCGCTGACCGAGATAGTCGGCGCTATCGTCCCGAAGTGGAATATCACGCCAGCTCCAGCGCTTGCAACTGAGCCAGTGAAAAAATCCGTCTCCACTTCCGCGCTGCCGACTCCCGACTGCGGGAAAGATACCGTCGCAACAGGCGAGATCGATTGGCCCGAGATGCTATGACCGCCTGACGTTCGCGCCACCGCTTGGCGAACGTAGTTCGTGTATGCGGCCTCGTTCGTCGTTTCGTTGCCAGTCGCGCCAGGACTCGCGGTGCATAGTCCCCAATAGATATTGGTCAGAGGCGTGCCCGC